GGTATAGGAGAGGCAACTGCTTTCACTGCTACTGCTGGAACTGCTAATACTGGAGGTGGTGGTGGAGGTGCTTTTTCAGCAGGAACAGTAGGAGCATCAGGCGGTTCTGGTATTGTAATTATCCGTTATAAGAGTTAATTAAAAAAATAAAAGATTATATTATAATATAAATGACATCAAAAACATTAGGATTATATAGTCAAGCAAGTAATACACTTGCGACTGCTTTTCATAATCTATCATTAACATCAGGAGGAGGAGGTGGTAGTCAAACATTACAACAAACTTTAACTTACGGTAATACTACAGGAGGAACTGATATTATACAAACATCGGGAGATAGTTTTAAATCTTCTATAAATGCCGATTTAAGATTAGAATTAGATGGTTCTGGAACTGTTTTAATAGAACAAAATAATTATGCTGGTAAAGATGAACCTATATTAAGTTTAAGAACAAATGATAATACCGCAAGAGGTTCTACATTAGAATTTTTTACTAATTCAACTACCCCTGTCGCAGGTGATTTAATCGCCAATATTGAATTTAACGGAAATACAAATCCCGTATTTAATAAGTCTCAATATGGGGTAATTGAATGTCAAATAAAGAATGCTAATTTTGGAAGTATGGCGTCGCAGATGAATTTTGTTGTTTATAACAATAACTTACCTAATGTCCCGTTAATTGTAGAAGATTATTATATAACACCTCTCGCAATCAAAGACACTTTAAGTTCTACTGGAACGGTGGGTCAGGTTTTAAGTTGTAATAACTCTTTAACTGGTGCTTTACAGTGGATTACTATTCCTAACCTTTCAACAGGTATGACCGCAACAGGAGGAACAATAACAACTTATTATGATGGTGGAACAAGATATACCGCTCATTATTTTACTTCTAACAGTAATTTCACAATAACTTCATTTGGTTCTTCTGTTTGTCCTTGTATTGATGTCCTTATCGTAGGAGGCGGAGGCGGAGGAGGCGGTTATTCTACTACAACTCTCGTTCGTGGAGGAGGGGGCGGAGCTGGTTGCGTTATTGAAATAAGTGATATACCGTTAAATATTGATAGTGTTTTACCTCAAACTATAACTGTAGCAGTAGGAACAGGTGGTAATGCGGGTTCTACAGGTGCTACAGGGACAAATGGAATAAGTGGTAATTTAAGCAGTATTTCTATACCATACGATTTAAATAACACAGGTGTCAATAAAACTGCTACACAACTACCTAATTTATTAGCAACCCTTATAGAAGCAGGAGGCGGTGGTGGTGGTGCTTCCAATACCCTCGTTCCTTCTAACGGTGTATCTATAACGAATGGTTATGGTTTTATGACACATTCAGGAACAACTAATACTACAACTGTTCCATCTGGTTCAGGAGGGGGCGGTTCAGCTGGAACATCTGCTTCAGGGGCTCAATCAACCGCAGTTTTTAATAGTAGTGATGGTGATAGAATGGGTGGTTCTCGTATTCGCTGTGGAGGTTTTGGTGGTGGAACTGGTAATACTGTTAATTCTTCCGCAGGAGGGGGCGGTGGTGCTTCTTCAAAGGGAGGAAACGCCGATATTACACAAGTATCAGGTGGTTCAGGTTGGACTACTTACTGGTTAGGTTATAAAAAGTGTTATGCGGGTGGTGGTTCAGGTGGGACATCAGCAACCGTAGTTAATCCTTTAGCAAGTGATATTTATGGTGCGGGACACGGAGGGGCTTTATCTTCTGCTTTTGACGCTACTTCGGCAACTGCTAATTCTGGTTCAGGCGGTGGAGGAGGAGCAACTGTCGCTGGTGCTGGTAATGGTGGTTCTGGTTTTGTTATTATTCGTTATAAAAGTTAATAACCTTCTTATAATAATTATTATAATAAGATTAACTTATCTGTTGTATATTACTAATAATACTTGGTATTTCTGGATATTGACCTACTACTGCTGGAAAATGAGTAGCAGACATAGACGCATCACTGGAATTAAAGAAAACTTCTACATATTGTCCTGCTGTTAAAGATATAATAAATTCACACATCGGGAAAGTCTCGCCTGTTTGACCCTCTACGACAATTTGACTACCTGACCGTGGGACAGGTGTTCCATTAATAGCAATAAAGATTTCACAAGGACTATTACCGCCCCCTGATTTATCAAGTTGTATACTGTAAGTAAAACGATAAACACCTGTTCGGGAGGTATATATTTTAGAACCACTAAAACTTGTGTATTGTGCTATTTCAGTAGTATTATAAGTAATTGGTGTAGGAGTGTTAGCCCCTAAAACAGTTTGAGTTTGGGTGCTACAGAAAGAACCGTATGCTAATGTTTGAGACCAAGGTGGTATATACTGGTCTTGTATATAACCTGTAATAGGGTCAATAAATTCTGTTCTTGACATTTATAATATATCAACAAAATTAATAATATCAGAAAATTAAGAGAATGTAGAGAATGTAGATATTTTCCTTAATTATATTTACAAGTTATAAATTTGTTTTCATTTTAAAAAAAGTTCGTTTTTTATCTACATTAACTACATTTTTATAAAATATCATTATAATATAAAAAAATGCCTTATTCATTATTGCCTTTTAAATTTGGGTGGCGTGTTTGTAAGACTGATAAACCTACAGAATGTTATTCAAAAAAACCCTTAACAAAGAAACAAGCAAGTAAGCAACGAGTAGCGATGATATTAAGTGAAAAGAGACAACAAGGAGGTCAAAAACCAATTCCATCTAATCCTAAATTATACGAAGAAGTTAAACAAGAGATATATAACAAGTATCCCCGTCATTCTCTTTATCGTTCTGCTTTGTTAGTCAAAGAATATAAAAATCGTGGAGGAGAATATGAAAGTAAAGAAGAACCTACATCATCAGGTATAAACAAGTGGTTTAAGGAAAACTGGCTGTCTGTTAATGATTATTTGAGAGGAGATATAGTAAAATGCGGTGATAATCACTCTGAAAAATGGGGGGAATACCCCCTATGTTATGCGGAAGAACGACTAAAGACATTCTCTAAAGATGAATTGAAAAAGTTAGTCAAAAAGAAGACAAAATTAGAAGAGCAATATTTACAGACAAAAGAACTCGTTGGAAAAGGTAAAGACTTATACACTTTATATCCTTCTACTTTGAAAAATAAGAAATGGGATATGTATTATAAAGAAGGTGATAAGATAAAGAAAGTCTCATTTGGAAATCCTGCTTACGAAGATTATACGATACATAAAGACCCTGAAAGAAAAAAGAACTATCTGAATAGAGCAACAAATATACGAGGGAAGTGGAAAGAAAACCCTTTCAGCCCAAATAATCTTGCTATAAATGTCCTTTGGAATACGACAAAAAGTCCGCAAGAAAATCTTAAAATGTATTTGAGAAAAATTAAAATATCCAATTAATATATATAGAATACAAAATGTCAAATAGCGAATTATTAGGTGGAAGCAATCGTAGTCTTCTTAAAGATGGTAATTTAATAATTAATGGTTATGGTAGTTCCAAATCAACAACTACAGGGTCATTAGCATTAGGTTTTGATTGTGGTAAATTCAATCAAGAAAGTAATTGTGTAGCAATAGGTTCTTCCTGTGGTGTTTCAGGTCAAAAACAAGGTGGGGTTAGTATAGGGACAAATTCAGGTGTTTTTAATGCTGATGTAAATAGTGTATGTATTGGAAACACTTGTGGAACTACTAATGCTGGTCTTAATAGCGTTCAAATTGGTAATAACTGTAGTGCTACTAATGGTGGTGATAATAGTGTAGCAATTGGTAATAGTAATTTAAATACTGGTGATGATTGTATCAGTATTGGTCTTAATAATGAAGGTGCTTATTTAAATGATAATATCTTAATTGGAAAAAACTGTGAAGTATCCGCAGGTGCTTCTATTGCTATAGGTTTAGACTGTAAGTCAGCAGGAGGAGTTGCTATTGGTGATGCGTGTGAAGCTCAATTTGGAGGTAGTGTTGCTATAGGTGATGGTGCTATAGCATCGGCTAATAATGTTATATGTTTAGCAGGTGTTCCTTTCACAACTACATCGGGATTAGACGATGCTTTTTTTGTCAAACCAATTAGAGGTGTTGCTCTTGGTATAGGAGTAGGTCGTATGGTTTATAATTCTGTTTCAGGAGAAATAACATACTCAACAACTTAATATTCTTATATAGAATAATTATATAAGAATGTTATGGATAGGTTTATTATAGACGATTATATAATAAATCCATTTCAGTATATAAGATGTATATATTGCGGAACAGTGTATCATATTAGGTCTTTTGATAAACATTATGTATCATTAGAACATATATACAGGATTAATATAGATTGGTATAAAGTCTATTATAAACCCGAACAGAAGAATATAGATTATTACAGTAAATAATCAAGAAAAATATAGTAAATATCATAAAAAATCATAAAAAACTGATTATTACAAGATTATTTTAGATTTTTACATAAGAAATATATGATATATATGATATTTTATGTAATAATTTTAAAATTATTACAGATTATATATATGGATAATCAAGTAATAAACTTTTTTTTTCATTAAATATACATATTTACAAGATTATTTTAGATTATTACATAGAATAATCATTATTTACGGTATATTTGATAAAAAAACATAAATATTTTAAGATTTTTTATATAGTAATATTATATAACTAAATATGTCAAATCATTTATCATACCAATTCGCAAATCCATTAAGTCAAGAACCGAGCCATATATATTATGACTTGAATATAGTGAATAATGATACTACAGGGACAAAATCACCTGTAAAGATAAACTTTAACGAAATTCGTAATAGTCCTATCATATTAAACCCTGAGGACTATTTCGTAAGTGTCGCCCGTTTTAAGTTAGAAACATCATATACTCTACCTGCTTATGTTCCTCAAATACAATTAAACCAAATGGACGCAAATAAGACGATATATAGTTTTACTATGTCATACTTAAGTCCTGTAGATTTTGTTAATTATGAATTTCAACAATATATTACTTGGTCGCCTGAAAACTTAACAGCTTTTAATCCCCCTACACCTACCGTATTAGATAGTCAATCATCACCTTATTATTATGGTTATAACTTTCAGCATTTCGTAGATTTAATGAATGTAGCATTACTATCTTGTATAACATCATTAAATAGTGTAGTTCAAACTGCGACTGGTTCTGGTATTACTAACTATCTATCATTTCCTTTCTTTTTGTTAGACCAAAATACTAAAAGAATGTCGTTAGTTGCTCGTGAAAGTGTATATGGTGATGTAGCGGGATTACATAAGGTTAAGATATGGTGTAATTCACCTATGTTTAACTTAATCTCAAGTTTTCAAGCAAGATACTACGGTGAAAGTTCAAGTATAACTAACGGTAAGAACTTTGAAATCCTTATTAAGAATATTAATAATACTAACTATTACTTACAAAATAATACCGCAAGTCCACCAACCTTTTTATATAATGGTCTTCAGATGTTTCAAGAGTATAGTGTTTTATCATTATGGTCGCCAATAGATAAAATACAATTTACAAGTAGTCTTTTACCTATTAGTCCATCATTAACAGGTAAGCCTTTAGTCTATAATAGTGATACAACACAAACTCAAAGTGGTAATAACGCAAACATAACATTAAACATTACTGACTTTCAACAACAAACCGACGAAGGTGGTGTTTTATATAAACCGTATATCGCTTACATTCCTCAAAGTGAATATCGTTTTATAGACTTATTTGGAAACAATCCTGTTAGTGCTATAGAAATTAGTGTATTTTGGGTTGATAAGTTCGGTAATAGCAATCCATTCTATCTTGCTTCAAGTTGTAATGCTTCTATTAAGTTGTTGTTTAGACGCAAGGACTTTAACAATATGACTTTAGATACTCAATAATTCAACATTAATAAAATATGAAAATGTCGTATTCTTATATTTTATTGTAAAGTAGGTTTAACCGAAAATTATTTCTTAAGTTATAGTATAGAGTTAAAATTATGTCTTCCGCTGATATTCAAAAATGCCTCGTTTTAGATGACCGCTTAGCTGTCTCAAGTGAAATCAAGTATGCCGTCCATAAGGGGGCTCAAAATATGACAAGTGCGAGCTTTCGGGCTATCTCAAACTCAACAAGTCAATTAACTTTTAACATTCAAGTTCCAAGCGAACAAGTCATTATTGACCGTCGCTGTATGTTAAGAAGTGTATTAGAATTCCAAGTTATCGGAACACCAAAATTAGGTGAATACCTTGTCAATTACGGTTTAACCGAAGCGTTTGGTGCTTTTCCATTACATCAATTATTTTCAACAGTTCAGGCAACTATCAATAACAATTCTACATCAATTAATATTCGCGATGTATTACCTGCGATTGTTCGTATGAACGACCAACGAGAATTACAAGCATATAACGGTTTAACTGCTACTGCTTTTGATACTTATAAGAGTTATGCTGATGCTGTTGGTGCTATCAACAATCCATTAGGTTCTTGGGTTAATATCGGTGATAATGATTTAGTCCCTCGTGGTTCTTTAGCATTAGATAGTATTACTGGTAATACTTTAGGTGATGGTGTCTCTCAAAAGACAGTTGTTATTAGGGCAACTTTCACTGAACCTTTATTAATGAGCCCTTGGTTATTTGCTGACCCAGCTCACAAACAAGGGTTCTACGGTATTCAGAACCTAAATTTCGTTATGAATGTAGGCGATACTAAACGCTTCTGGAGAACTGCGAAAGATATTAATGCTTCACAACAATATAACGGTGCTTCTTATGCTGTTAATTTAGTTAAATTTGATGAACCAACATTAATCTTCAACTTTTTAACACCTCACGCTTCACAAGCATTAACAAGCCCTCGTAATGTTGTTCCATATTACGAATTACCCCGTTATATTACACAATATACAAGTCCTATTGCTTCAGGAGCATCAGCTCAAATTACAACTCAAACCTTACAATTAAATCAAGTGCCTATTTAATTGTAAGGTTTGAGTTGAAATT